AGCGATCAAGTAGATGCGGAAGCCTTCCAGCTGTTCAACTGCCACACCGACCGGGAACGGCTGTGCGCCGGCTGGGTCAGCTGCCACGACATGCACAATAACCTGGCGGTCCGCCTCCATTCCGGGGAGCTGGACCCCATGATCTATGACTATGTGTCCCCGGTGCTATTGTTCGCCTCGGGCTCTGAAGCGGCGGCCCATGGCGTGCGTGATATCGCGGACCCGGATTTCGACTCCCGGCTGGCGGCCGATAAACTGCGGAAAATCAGGAAGCGCCGCAGGCAACGGGAGCGGAAGAAATGATCCATATGATGACCGCGATAGCGGCAGTCATCATTCTGTACGTCATTCTGAACACCGTCGTGGCGATCTATGGCTGAGCTGCCGAGCACCGAGGGCGGCTGGCCGACCATCCTGGCCGACCCGCCCTGGCGCTTCGACAACCGCACCGGAAAGGTCTCCCCCGAGCATCACCGGCTGTCGCAATACGCCACCATGACCAATGCCGACATCTATCTGCTGCCGGTGGAGAAGATCGCCGCCGACAATGCCCACCTGTACCTGTGGTGCCCCAATGCCATTATTCCTGTCGGCCTGGAGGTGATGCGCGGCTGGGGGTTCACCTACAAGACCAACCTGATCTGGGCCAAGCGCCTTGCCGATGGGCGGTTGGACAACCGGGGCGTCGGGTTCTATTTCCGCAATGTCACCGAGATGCTGCTGTTCGGCGTGCGGGGCAAGCTGCGCACCGGGGCCCCGGGCCGGATCCAGGTGAACATGATCGAGGCGGCGGCGCGCGGCCACTCGGTCAAGCCCGAGCAGGCCTACGACATCATCGAGACCTGCTCGCCGGGCCCGCGCCTGGAGCTGTTCGCCCGCGACTACCGGGCCGGCTGGGCCACCTGGGGCGAAGAATCGTTCGCCAGTTATCTGCACCACCGGTATTGATAAGGTAGCTTGGTAACCGCACGGGAGGCCGTGCAGTCGCCGCAAGTCCCCGACATGGTCCCGAGACGGAGTCAGGTCACCATCTCACCCCCGGTGCCCTGGACGACTAGGGCCGGGCGCGTGGTCAGTAGCGCCTGGGGTGCGCAGAGCGTAACCGGCCTCCCGTGCCCTACGGGAGGAGAACCCATGAAATACCGGCTCGCCGCGACCGTCGCGGCCACCATCACCGTCGTAGGCTTTGCCCTGGGCGGCTGCGGCACGGCCAGCAACCAGGCCGCCGCGCACCCCTCGGCCAGCGCCGCCGCTGCCCATGTCAGGGCCCTGGCCACCAGCCCAGCGGTGCAGAATCAGGTCAAGAAGGTGGCGCCCAAAATCCAGTCCTGCGCTGCGCAGAACGGCATCACCCTGACCATTCACGGCGCGGGCACCGCCTCGATGAGCGCGCAGGTCACCCACGTCAACGGCACGGTCATGCTGCACCCGGTGCATACGATCGAGCACATCTTCAGCTGCGCCGGGCTCACCCCGGCCGACGTCGCCAAGATCAAGTCCTACGCCGAGAGCCAGATCATGGCCAACGGGTTCGGCCACGGCTCGGGCGGCAAGGACTTCACCAACATCGTCACCTACGCGGGCGGCCTGATGAGCGGGCAGGCGTCATGACCGCCGTCGCCTCGCACCGGCAGGAGCCGCGCAGGCTGTTCGGCCTGCTCCCGCCCAAGCCAGCCCCCGTCCTGATCGACGGCAAGCCCATCCACGGCCGCGCCATCCAGCAGCTGATCTGGGGCGCGGTGCTGGGCACCGTCCTGTTCGGCCTGTTCTTCTCCGGGCTGTACTACGGCGGCACCCAGGTTCACTGGTACGTCCACCTCGGCGGCTTCTACTGGCGCGGGGTCTGGGTGAAGCCGCACTGGGACGGCGGCATGGGCATCATCCACGCTCACACCTGGCTGATCAACACCGCCAACTGGCCGGACTACCGGCACCCCTACCGCAACATCGGGCTGGGCGCGTTCGCGGTCATGGGCGCGCTGTCGATCACGGGCGGCTCCAAGAAGATGGCGTCCCGGTGGTACACCGCCCTCGCCCCCCTGCTGGTCCTGATCGCCGCCCTCGTGCTGATCACGGCTGGGGTGTGGGTCACGCTGTGGGCCAACGCCCGGTGGGGCCCGGCCAGCCACCTGGTCACCGCGCTGGAGGCCGCTCTGCTGGCGGTGATCGTTGGCCGGGTGCTGCACACCATCTGGAAGCCTGCCGGCACCCGGATCCAGCATTTTCTCGTGGAGCGCGGCGTGGACCGGCACTTCCGGCGCGGCGGCGTCGGGCTGCCCCGGTGGGTGCGTCACCCGCTGGCCCCGCCGACCATGCGGGAAGCCGCCGCCACCCTGATCGCGGAGGACGAGGCCTCTGGTGAGGCTTCCGCCCTGCGCGCCGAGGGCCACACCCGCAAGTCCAGCACCATCTGGTGGATCGCCGGGACGGTCCTGGTCCTGGTGCTGGCCTTCGACTTCCTGGGCTTCATCGGCCATTTCTGGGTGGGTGTGCTCGGGCACAATTTCCCCTACCTGGCGCCAGGGAGCTGAAATGAAGCGGGCGCGTGGCAGGGATCGCGCCCGGCCGGGGCCAGGCAGTCCCGCGCCGGCTTTCCCTCCTTCCACGGTGCGTGAGCCCGTCGCTCCCATGAGCGCGGCGGGCATTGATTGCCTGGCTCTCGGAAACTTCTCTAGGAGGACCCATGCCACTTGACCCGACAATCCGCGAGCTGCCACTGGGCGAGCGGATCCTGGACCAGATGCGGACCTTCCCCCAGGGCCAGGCCCGCACCGCCGCCAAGATCGCCAGCCAGATGGTGGCCGTCAGCCCCGCCGAGGCCCTGGCCGCGCTGCGCATTTTGCACCGTCAGTCCAAGGTGGTGCTGCTCCCCGGCAACCCCGCCACGAAAGAGCCCGAATCCTGGCGGCTGCCATGATTGTTTTCATCGTCGGCTGCCTGGTCCTGGCCTTGTTCGTCGCCGTGATCGCGGCGCTGCTGGGACCGCACCTGGAGCGGATCGACGACAAGACCCGGCGCGGCGAGCCGCTGGAGCCCTGGGAGACCGAGCTGGTGCGCCGCCTGACCCATCCGCCCCGCGACACCTGGGGGTGGTGGATATGAGGTGGCGCGGCCGGGCCCTGTGGTGGCTGCTCGGCGTCAGCAGCGTCGTAGCGCCCCTGGCAGCCTGGGCGGTGCTCGAAGGGTGGCTGCTGGCCCGGGAGGAGCGCAGGCGCCAGGAGGAGGAAGCACGGAGGCACTGGGCATGACCAAGATCAGTGTGCTGTGGCTGGATGGTCAGCGCCAGGACTACCACTGCGACCGCTGGCAGGTCCGCGATGGCGCCATCCTGGTGCTGCACAACGACTCGGGCCAGGACAAAAGGATCGTGCTCCCGCTGGTGAATATCCGGGACTTCAAAGAGAAGCGCTGATGAACTATGCGGCCCCGGTTAAATGTGCCCGGTGCCCGCGAACCGCCCCCGGCGACAAATGGGGCCGGATCCGGGCCAGCGGGCAAGGCTGGTTCTTCTCCCGCGAGGAGGACGCGGCCTATTGCCCCGACCATATTCCTGACTGGGTGGCGGGCTGGCGGAAACGCAAAGAGGAAGAACGGCTCGTGCACCTGGACATCGGCCCGCTGACCGGCGAGCAGATGCTCGGGGAGCTGCTCATCGCCCTCGGTGCCACCGCCCCCGGACTGGACCGCGTCACGATCGTCATGAGCGGGGAGCGGCGCCTGGCCAGGATCGTCCCGATCGACCCGGGAGAGGAGGACTGACGTGGAGCTGCCACAGGCCCGGCCTGACATCACACTGCTGGAGCGGGCCCTGGCCTGGCTGAAGGACCACCCCGACTCCAGCGCCCGGCAGATCACCCGGGCCATCGGGGAGCGTGATGACCGGTGGGTGTTCCGGCTGCTTGACAATGCGGCCTACGACGGCCGCTGCCAGCGCTGGCGCCCTCACCCGCGCAGCGCCTGGCTGTGGGAGGTCCCGAGTGGGCCCTCAGCCCCTCGCCAGCCGGCAGACCCGGTGCGCAGGGGCTGAGGGGCAGGAATGTGCCTGCTCTTGGCGGCGGCGCCTGTCCGCCTCCCCACATGGCCAAGCTAGCCCGCCAGTCAACCGGTTTCTAGCCCGGGTTCCTCCGGGCTCACATAGGGTCCCAGCGCCTCGTAGGTGATCGTCACGAAGGCCCGGCCGGTGTGGTCGGTGCGCGCGTTCACGTGCACGACCCGCAGGGCCACCTGAGGCGGCAGCTGGTCGGTGTCGGGGAGCAGGCCGTCGCTCTCGTGCCAGGACACGAATGGCGCCCCGCCCACGTTCGTCGAAGGGTGATCGGACTGCACCCAGGCGGCGAACCCGCTGGCCTCGGCCTGGCTGTCGAAGTAGACCGCCAGCAGCCATTCGCCCGTGCCCTCGGGGCGGCCATAGGTGGCGGTGATCGGGCCCTCGATCCGGAATGGCAGGTCCACGTGACTAAGCTAGCTTGCCAGGTCTAGGCTCGCCTGCATGACGAGCCCACAGATCACTAGCGTCACATCGGACATGCCCGTGGGCGGTTACGCCCCGGGCACTCAAACAGCCACGGTCACCACCAAGGTCGCCCTGCACGGGCCCGGTACCGCGCACGTCAGCGTCGGTGTTACCGGCAGCGCTCCCCGCTCCACCATGATCGTGGTGAAGTCGCCGGTCACCATCCCGGTTGGTGCCACGGTCAGCCCGCAGGCCTGGCCGATCGACCCCGCGACCAAGAAGCCGCCGACCATGGAGCAGTGCTACCGGGACTGGGCAGGTCAGTTCGGCATGCCCATGGGCGCCAAGGCCTACCTGCACAGCTTCCCCACGCAGCTGTCTCAAGACGGCCAGCTGAAAGGCATGAGCGCCTGTGGGATCCCCCCGGTGGTGTGCTTCGGCGCTTTCAACTTCAAGGACCTGAACGCCGACCGGGCCGCGTTCATCGACAGCCTCAAGTTCCTGGAGCAGACCTACCCGCACGGCTGGATCGTGTTCGAGCAGGAGCCCAACACTGGCGTCCATCTCTCCGTGGCCGGCCCCGGCTGGAACGCCGCCGCGTTCATCGCGCTGTCGCACGCCCGCTACGCCGACGTCCGGGCCACCCTTCCCGCCGACAAGTGGCCGGTGCTGTTCTGCCCCTCCACCGGGGGCACCTACCAGTCGGTGCAGACCTGGTACCCGGGCCCGAACGGCTGCGACGGGATCGCCCCGGACCACTACTGCGGCGGCGGGGGCTCGGCGAAGGCGATGCCCGCCTTCCAGCTGGCCGCGCAGATCGTCGCCCGGGATGGCCTGCCCGCAGGCGTGGGCTGGCTGGAGATGGGCTGCTCGGCCTCCACGGTGGTGCCCAAGCCCGAGGCCGTGACCGCGATGATCCAGGACGCCGCCAGCTTCTTCCTCGCCCGCAAGCAGGCCGGGGAGCCGGTGGCCCCATGGCTGTGGTGGAACGGGCCCGACCATCCGATCACCCCGGCCACCCCGGCGATGAACGCCATCTGGCCGAAGGCGACCAACCCGGCCAACAACTACCTCATCCCGGTCTGGCAGTCCGCCGTCAAGCAGGTGGCCGCCTAGCTCTTGTCCCCGCGCCTTCTGTCCCCCGGGTCCTTAGGGCTGCGCCGGGTCCGCTGCCTGATCTTGCCGAGCTTAGGCCGCACAGGAATGCTGTCGGCCGCTTCCTTCAGCTTCTCGCGGAGCTTCTTGTCGATCTTGTCGTTCTTTTCCTTGTCATTCACTGGTGCCCCCCAGGACCAGGTAATACCGGTAGACCTTGTAGTTTTCGCCGGGTGTGCGCAGCTCGTAGATGCGGGTCACCCGGCCGGTTTCCATGAGCCTTTCCAGCCGGTTGTGCACCGTGGCTTTACGCCAGAAAGGCACATTGATGAGGTGGCATATCTCTTCAAGAGAGAGACGCTGCGAGTAATGGCCGAGCACGGCTTCCACCTCGGCGAGAGAGGGGTTTACGGGCCTAGCCATTATCGCCTCCTATGTGAAAGGACGGGCAGGGCCCCCGTGATCCTGCCCGCCCTTTCCTCTACCTTAGCCGAACGGATACCAGGCGATGCCGTGATAGGCCGTTCCGGCCAGGTTCACCCGGGCGTTGATCAGCCCGCCGTTCGCCTGGATGCCGAAGTCGGAGAACCAGCCGCTGAACACCGTGGTCCCGGCGAATCCAGCGGGCACCGCGCCCAGCTGGCAGGTCACCTCGTCGTACCCGCCCGTGGTCACCGAGCCAGCGGGCACCTGCGCGGCAGGCAGAACGTTGCTCGGATGGTGGACCTCGTTGCACGTCACCGGCCCGAACACCGCATCGTTGTAGGTAAAGTGCCCCGGCGTGGAGGCGTTGCCGCCGCCGCTGCCGGGTGTGCCTGCCCAGGCGGGCGCGGCGCCGAGCGCTACGATGGCGGCGGCACCGGCCAGGATGATCGCGAGCCTTTTCATGATGGTTCCTTTCTATTGGTGCTGGGATGAATGACGGGGCCGGGCTCCTGACGACCCTACTGAGAAGGAGCCCGGCCCCGTCGTGTGTGAGCTGAATAGGGTAATTCGCAGCGGTCAGCTCACGTCGGTGGGATCAGGGAATGGCCGACCACATCTGGTCGGTGGCCACGCCGTCCGCCTCGAACTGGCACTGGGCGACGGTGAGACGGCCGGACAGGTCCACCTGGGCGGTGGGCGCGGTCAGGCACGGGTGGTGCTGGGCCGAGATGTTGTGCTTGGCCAGCAGCGCGTACTCGTAGTCGAAGGTGCTGATGTCGGTGGACTCGTTCAGGAACGGCGGGTCATCGGTGATCAGGAAGTCCTGGTTGGGAGCCCCGGAGCAGTTCTGCAGCACCATCTTGTTGGACTTGTTCGCGGCGGCGCACAGGTTGGTGCTCTGCCCGAACGGCGTGAACTCCAGCAGGAAGATGTTCGTCGGGTCGGTCGGGTCGTTGCCATAGAGCTGAAGGTCGGCGGCGTTGAGCCCGAACCCGAACGGCGGGTCGGTCCCGGGGGCCGGCACGGTGCCGATCTGGACGAACTGCCAGTCCTGCGTGCCGTTCTCGATGTCATTGTTGGTGGAGATGCTGACCGCGCCGCCCGGGACACCGAAGTTGGAGTCCGGGCCGGTGTAGGTCATGGCGAAGTCAGCAGTGGGCAGGCCATCGTCGCCGGGAATGGCGGACTGCGCGACCACCGGCTCCGCGCACTGCGGGTCGGTGAGGTTACAGCCAGGCGTGGGCGCCTTCGGGATGTGGTTGCCTGCGCTCGCGGCACTCGCACCCAGCAACGGCAGCGCCAGGACGGCGCCCACCGCTGCCGCTCGGATAAAGTAACGCTTCATGAAGGGTTTTCCTCCTGTTTTCCTGGGGTTCCTGTCCCCATTGTTGTTTACCTGCGGCATGTCCTGGCGCAGGCCGAACTGTAGTGATCCCCCTCCTTCTCACATTGGCTTGACGGTCAGGCTTTATCGGCGGTGTGGATATAGAACGCGGCTCCCTGATATCGCCACAGGAAGTGCGGGATGTCCGGAACGCGGTTGAGATTATCGCTGGCGCTCAGGTGCACGCGCAAGGCCCAGTTCGTGGCCAGGATCCGCTCCAGCGTGGTCCATACATGGATGTCGGCCAGCGGCACGTCCTTGACGTTGGCCAGCATCAGGATGTCGGCGACGATCTGCTCGTCCTCCACCCCGCCCCGGGGCACCAGCAGCTCAGGCCGCATTGCCCGCGCCCGCTGCTTCGTTGGTGCCTGATGACGGGGGAGGCGGGGTGACTGGTGCCAGGTCGGGCCGGTGGGTGTGCGGGGCCTGCCACATCCCGTAGGTGGCGAGCAGCCAGGCGATCATGAACGGCAGCTGGCCCTGCAGGGTCTGCGGGATGACATGGGCCCAGTCATCGACGTAGTTGACCAGCGCCCAGGCGAGATAGGACGCGAAGATGAACGACGCCGAGCCGGTGGCCACCTTGGTTTCGACCAGGCTGTTGGGCATCGGGATGCCGGCCATCACTCGCCTCCGAATCGCAGGTTCAGGGCAATGCCGCAGATGAGCAGGAGAACGGCGCCCCACAGGCCAGCCAGCGCGATGTCGCCCACGATGTCGTCGATCCACAGCGGCATGCCGCCCACGCTCAGGAACGCCGTTACGGTGATGCCAAGGCTCGCCACCGTGACGGTCAGCAGCACGACCGAAATGAAGATGTACCGCGACACCTGCCGCAGCATCCGCTCGCTCATTTTCCCCTCCACCCGATCCGGGCTCAGCCCGGCGCGCAGCAACTTACCACGACCAAGCTCCCTTGGTAACCCGATTGCTCCGAAGGGGGGCTGTGAAGTTTTGAGGAGGCCGCATGAGGATCCGCTTCGACCCGGTCACCGCCGCCCAGCGTGAGCAGCGCGTTCGTGACAAGATGAGCGCGGTCTTCGCCTACGGTGCCCAGCACGGCGTCGAGTTCGAGGGCATGACCGAACAGGTCAGGGAGGCTCGCAAGAACCGCCGCGTCAACGCCCGGCTGGCCCGCCAGGGCACGTTCGCCCGCACTGCCACGGCCGGGCCCGGGGGCGCCTCGGCCGGGTTCAGCGACATCCAGTTCGCCACCGGCCGCCCCCGGGATCCGCTGTTCTACTGGCGGCAGAACAACCTGCCCTATGACTTCAGCCAGAACGAGGAGCTGGCCAAGGTCCGCGCCTTCACCCGGCTGCTGTACACCACCGACCCGATCATCGGCAGCTGCGTGGACATCTTCTCCCGGTTCCCCATTCTCGGCGGCCACGTGGAATGTAAGGACAGCCGGATCGAGGACTTCTACGGCGAGGAGTTTTACGACGAGGACCACCTGGACTACGAGGAGTTCCTGGAGGACACCGGCCGCGAATACTACATCGCGGGCGAGGCGTGGCCGTTCGGCACCTTCAACGAGGACCTGGGCATCTGGGACAACGAGGAGCTGCTGAATGCCGACGACATCAAAGTCGAGCGGTCCCCGTTCCTGAAAGACCCGCGCTACTTCATCAAGCTGCCGTGGACCATCCGGCAAATCCTGCAGACCCGCCAGCCGGTGTGGGAATACAACCGGCTGATCCACGAATACCCGGAGCTGGTCGCCTACACCTCCGAAAACTCTTTCATGCCCGTGAGCAACATCCTGCTCAACCAGATCAAGTTCAAGGCGGATACCTTCAATGTGCGCGGAATACCCCTGCTCACCAGAGCCATGCGGTCCGTATTGCAACAGGAGATGCTCAACACCGCGATGGACGCCATTGCGGACCGCCTTTACACTCCCCTCATTCTCTGTAAGCTCGGGGCAAGTGCCACTGACCTGGGTACCACTCAGCCATGGATCCCCGACGAAGACGACCTGGAGAATTTCGAGCTGGCCCTTGACGCTGCCCTCGCCGGTGATTTCCGGGCCCTGATCTACAACTTCGCGGTCGAGATGGAGAACGTGTTCGGCCGCGAGCAGATGCCCGACCTCACCCCCGACTTCGAGCGGATCGAGGACCGCATCCTGCAGACTTTCGGGCTGTCCCGGACCTTCCTGACCGGCGCCCAGGAGGGCCAGACCTACGCCGCCGACGCGCTCAACAAGGAGCTGGTCACCCAGCTGATGACCCGCCAGCAGAAGCGGTGGCGCAGCCATTTCCGCAAGCGGGCCAAGGTGATCGCCGAGGCGCACGAGCACTACGACTACAACGAGCACGGCGGCAAGCGGTACGTGATTACCGAAGAGGTTCTCGAAGACGATGAGGAGACCGGCGAGAAGCACCTCGTCGAGCAGCCCAAGCTGCTGATCCCCGAGCTGAAGTTCCGGGTGCTGAACCTGAAGGATGAGGACACCACCCGCCAGTTCATCGAGGCCCTCCGCGCCTCGGGCGTCCCCATCTCCCAGCGCACCCGCACGCGCGGCCTGGAGCTGGACCTGGACGAGGAGTCCGAGATATCCCAGGACGAGTCGGTGGAGCAGGCGGTCGCCGAGCAGGAGACGCGCAAGCGGCAGTACCTGGAGCTGCGCCAGCGCGGCCTGCCGATCACCGACGAGCTGCGCCAGGACTTCGACCCCCGGGTGCAGCTGGAGGCCATGCCGCCGATGGGCGCCGCGCCGCCAGGCGGCACCCCGCGCCAGGGCATGGAGGACCAGCCGCTGCCCAACCTGGCCCCCGGGCCCGAGGACGAGGAGCTGGAGGAGCCCGAGCCCGGCGAGGAAGCCGAAGAGGACGAGGGGCCGCCGCCCGGGGAGCAGTCCCAGCGGCCTCCAGAAAGCGACGAGGAGCGTGAGGGAATGCCCACGGCCGCCAGCCGCAAGCGGGTCCCGCTGCCGTCTGAGGCGGCCCTGTGGCGCCGTACAGCGGGCTCCAGGGCCCACGCCGAGGCCGCCCGGGAGGCTGCCACCGCGCAGGAGCCCGGAGAGGAGGCCACCCACTGGGAGCAGGCCCGCCACGAAGGCGAGCTGGTCACCCGCGAGTGGACCTCCGCCGATGCCCCGTCCTACCTGCGCGACCCGGCCACCACCGGCCACCGGGCCCGGGTCACCGCCGAAACCCTCCAGCCCTCGGGCGAGGAGATGTACGGTGAGCCTGCCAACGGGAGCGGAGGATGACATGAGGATCAGGGGCGGCAGCATGCCGGCCAACGGGCCGGGCGCGGGCAACAGCAACAGCGGCGTGCA